CCTTGATCTGTATAAGATTTTATTTCTTCTGCAATAATTTCTCTTGCTTTTCTTATATCGTTAGCGTCAATCACAACATTATCTCCTTATTTTGTTTTGTTTTGATTCCTATAACATTTTCATACTTGCCCTGCTTTTGTAAAACAATCTCTGATATGTTTTCAAAGGCACCACTATTAATTAATTCAGCAGCCATCCATGGTTGCTCAGGAGCACCCCACTTATCTGCTATCTTCTTCCATCTACGAACAGCCATGTGGTGTGCCTTAGGATGTCCGAACATCAAGGGCATCTTCTTTGGAAAGAACTCATCCTTAACTGTAAAGATCACTTGACAATACTCACTACCGTTCATGGACTTAGTTACGGTTGCATAAATGTCAGTAACAGGTTTGTATCTTGGCTTGGCTTTTTCTCTCTCATCAGATAAGACAGCTTGCCTTTCTGCTTTAGTTCTTTTAGCAACTTCTTTTTCTTTCTTAGTTTGTAGTTCTTGAAACTTTTTAGATCCCTCAAACTCTTGTCCACACTCCACACATTTTCTAGCAGACGGTATGTTGATCGCATTACAACTAGCACATATCTTAGGATGGTATCTACCAGGTGCTGTACGATCTGGTTGCACCTCATCAAGACAGCCATGCCTAGCTACATTCTCTCCATAGTCTAATAGCAAACAGTTTTCTTTATCATCATGCAGTCTCATACCTCTGCCACACATTTGCACAAACAAGCCAACGCTTTGTGTTGGTCTAAGCAACGCTACGCAGTCTGCTCTTGGAGCGTCCCAACCCTCGGTCAAGACACCAACATTACATATCGCATGTACTAAGCCGTTGTTAAATCTTTTTAGTATGTCCTCTCGTTTTTCTTTTGGTGTCTCACCTGTCACACACTCAGCCATGATCCCATAGTTCTTTAGGCACTGAGTCATCTTCTCTGCGTGTAGCACTGACACACAAAAGAATACTGTAGCTGTTCTGCCTTTGGTATAGGCATTGTCAATCCAATCGTTTATGACTTGTAAGATCGTATCATCTACCATAGCTACTTTTTCTAATTCACTCTCTTTGAAGTCTCCGTTCTTAAACTTTAGTGCTACAGCTCCTGCATCAATGACAGCGTTGTCATTTACAGCATAAGCAGATAGCCTGGATAAGAAACCATTACGGATTAGTTCAGGTATTGATACCGAATAAGCCAAGCCTTTAAAGAAATGATCTTTACGATTGCCATAGATATAACCTTGACCCATACGATACGGTGTTGCAGTACAACCCATAACACGCATAGGCTTTCTGTCGGACAAAGTGGTTATAATTTTCTTATATCTAGTGTGTGAACTTGGTGGCACATTATGTGCCTCATCTATAATCATGTAATCAAAACTACCTACAGCTTCTAATCTTTTGGGTGATGCTAAAGTATCACGACTGGCTATAAGTATTTGTGAGTCTATCTCAAAGCGTTTCATACCTGCTGCTAACACACCAACAGGTGCTTCAGGCCATACTGTTTTTAGTTTTGTTTCTGCTTGCTCTACCAATTCTTTTCTGTGTGCCAGGACAAGAAACCTAGCAGTAGGATCTTTAGCAAATATCTCTTTAATAAAGTGTGAAAAGATAATAGTTTTACCTGCTGCCGTAGGTAATGCAATTAAGGCATGATCCTCTGCTGGTCTAGTGTTAAACCATTTGTGCAAAGAATCTATTGCATCTCTTTGGTAGTAGCGTAATTTCAATTTAGTCCAAGTATTCTATAAATTTTTCTATGTCGATCCGTTCTCGTATCCACATTTAACAATAACATTTTAGCTTCTTTTACTTTGTCGTTTAAATCAGTAGGCAAACTGTCAAAGTTTTGATCTAAAGAGTTTATTAAAGATGTCATTGATTTTATCAAGGCTCTAGCCTCTCTTTTATCTATATTCATAATTTCTCCAAAAATTAGTTTAGGGTTATACTACCCTTAGGTGCGAGGAGTAGCCTTCGTAGATAAGACTACTCACTCGATTTATTTATTTACTCTCTCTTGTAAATAAATTATTTGTCCCAGTCAAAATCATCATCATCAGAATCAGATACTGCACTAGGACTTTGCGAAGGAGCTGACACACTATTGGTCTTGCTTGGAATGAATTTTGCAATTCGATTCTTGTCATCCCACTTCGTTCCGTCCCCTTTATCTTTACCAACTTCAATATTGACTTTGGCAGTCAAGGGCACGTTTAACATGCCTTCAAGCTGTTCTATGCCAAAGGCTTCGACATCAGGGTCCATCCCCATAGACCTTCTCCAATCTCTCAACCTGGCAACAGATACATTCAACCCTGCTCCTTCAAGCATAAAGGTTTCCCATATCTTACGACCAGCATGTGTAGGCCCAGTGACATCGAAGGTAACGGATAAATATTTATCTCCTTTACCACTGGTTTTGTTTTCCCAGCCTGATGCTACAAATTCATAGTCACCGACTGGCAACAGATCAAACGATCCGCTTTCTTCAACTTCCGTTAAATTAATTTCAAAATCAGACATTTTTTTCTCCTTGTTTAGATTTTAAAGATTGTTTAAATGCAGACATGAAAGCTGTCCAATCAAGATCCAAAGGTGCTACCCCAAGATCAACTCGACTCTTAGCATCAAACGCTGCGGTATATTTATGAAACAACTTACGCTTGCCATAAGACACAGCCCTGGTTGTTTCCTTAAAACCCTGTCCACTTGTACGAGTTGATACCTCGTAGTTTGCAAACAGGTTGAAGTCCACCCACTCACGAATCATCGCTGATACTTTTTTATGTGTGGACATTTCCCAACGATCATAGGGCTCTCGCTCTGGATCATTGAAAGTTCTAATGCCTACATGAGAAAGTAAAATGACGTGCATTTTCTTTTTCTGTAGTGCATCAAACATGCGTAGTAATCTGCCAAATAATTCAGCAGATTCTGTAAAACCTTTACCGTATCCTAGTGATTCAATAGACTTGATTGAGTGGTTCATACAAACTTTTTGTTGCACTAACTTCTCAGCCCAATCTGTTGTATCAAAGACTACAGTTTTGTAATCATGCTTTTCATCATGCAAAGTTCTAATCTGATTAACTATGTCATCATAGCTTTCACATAATGGAAAAGATGATGTATCTACATAGTTAGTCCCAGCTTCTGTCTTAATAAAGATAGGCTTGGGTGCTTGACTAGCAAAGGTGGTTTTACCTATGCCGTCAGTTCCTGATACATTTATTTTAATAGCAGGTATTTGTATTCCTGTGGTCACTTCATTTAATAGACTCATACTTGTCTACCTCCATGTCGTTCATAGACATAAAACCTTGAGAAGTCATTTCATCTGCTATAGTTTCTACATCATCTATTATGGTTAATATTTTATTAACCCAAGCAGAATGTAGTCCGGGTTTTACTTCTCTTTTAATACGGTCTCTTATTTGTTGTGTCACAGCACTGTAATGTATATTCATTATTTTGTCCCCTTTAATGGCTCAACAAAAGACACATAAGGTCTTTCATTAATTTTGGTTTGTAAGCCCTCTTGAAACTTATCAAATACATCAGGATGATTTTGCTCTACGGTTTTAGATAAAGCACTATCTTCAATGTATTTAGTTTTAAAAGGAAATAAGTTTTCAGGTATATCTTGTTTTACCTTAGATAAAAAGTCTTGATCCCATGATCTAGTAACTTTGTATTGCACTCGTAAGTCTTTCGGTATAATACCGTTTAGTTGAACTCGAGTAGATCCACCTGAGTTAGAAAGTCGATTGACTTGTCCATGCACCTCTGGGTGTGCAGTAATAGCAAAGTCAAGATCAGAACTTTGTTGTTTGAGTTCAGCTTGCTTTGCTAGATTCTTTTTCTTCTCTACCAAAAGTTGCGGTAGAGTAAGCTTAGAATAATCTTTCATAAGTTGCTCCTTTTTAAATACACCGTTTATATTACTCCTATAAATTACATTGTCAATACTTTGTATAAAAAAAACTTTACTTATTGTATATAGTCATTTACTATTGTATTTGGTGTGAGTTAAACCTCTATATATTCACAATAAATATACTCTATCCCCCTAGCGTATAAAGTTAACTCACACCTTTTTGATTTAGGAGAACTATGAAACTTAAAGACTATATAAAAAAACGTGGCGAAGATAACCTTGCTAAGGATCTTGGAGTGTCAGTTGATACTGTTAAGTCTTGGAGATATGGCAACAGACAACCTTCAGTTAATCAAGCTAAAAAAATAATTAAGATGACAAACTACGCTTTAGGTTGGGAAAACATTTATGGACCAATAGACGAATGCCAATAGAAATAAAACCAAACTCGTTAGGCCAAGACATACAGCAAGATGAACGTAAAGATATGCTTATCTCTTATCATGAAAATTTTTTTCATCTAATACCATGTGGATCAAACACAGATATTATTCCAGAATATTTTAAAAGCAGACATCCTTTTGAAGATGATATTGTTTTACAAAAGCGTTGGTCTAAAACTCCAAGAGTAAAGTGGGCTGACTATACAAAAAAACAACCAACACTGAATGAATTAAAACAATGGTATCTACAGTTTCCAGAATGTAATTGGGCTGCTATCACAGGTATAACATTTATAGTCCTTGATGCAGATACGCAAGAAGCCTGTGAGTTTTGTGAGTCAGGTCAGATAACAAGAACAATACTAAAACAAAAAACACCTAGAGGTGGCTATCATTATTTCTATGCAATCAATGATGATCTTAAAATCAGAAATACCACAGGTAAATTAGATATTAGAGGAGAGGGTGGTTATGTCATGGTTAGTCCCTCTACTAATTATAAGTTTGAAGTAGTCGAGGGAGCTGTATTAGATTCGCTTGATGATTTACCAACGCTGACAAGCCAAGACATGAATGTAATTTATGACTACAACAACACAGGCAAGATCAACACAGACAGCAAGACACCACTTACAACAGATGGTGTGCAAACAGGTATGCGTAATGATACTCTCGCCAGGTTAGTAGGCAGATGGATACTAGAGGGTTGGGGCATGCGTGAGGTTGTCATTAAAGCACTCGACTGGAATCAAACCAATGCTCCACCTATGAGTGTGCAAGAAGTATTAAACACAACACAAAGTATTTGTGAAGGACACATAAGAAGAAATCCTAGCGAAGATAGTGGCATACAGAAATGGAACACAAGTCAATGGCAGATACAACTGACAGATGATTTGAAAGAAATCATGGATCAAGAAGATCCTATCGAACAAGCAAAGAAAGAAAAAGTTATTGACACTGATCCACTCGGACTCAAAGCATTCAACGATCCTTTTTGGGATGCTATGGATTCAGACAGGATAGAACAGTATTGGGGAGATGCTTTTGTATTTGAACAGTCAAGAGTATTGTTGCTTGGTAAACCAAAGATAGGTAAGTCACATTGGTTGGGTGCTTTCGCGGCAGCAGCTACGACAGGCACAGAGTTTATGGGTAGGTCTTTCTCAAGGCCACTCAAAGTTATGTGGCTACAAGCAGAGATTATCCATGAGTTTTTAAAGAAAAGAATAGAAATGTATTATCAACCTTTTCATCATGATGCAGAACTATACAACATAGGCAAGTCAAATCTAATTGCATCAGGTAGATTAAGAAAGAACTTGATGAGAGATAATGACATAGATGCTATCGCAGATAGTATTGAATATCATAAGCCTGACTTGGTTATGATTGATCCTATCATTAATTTTTTTAGTGGCGAAGAAAACTCTAACTCAGAGATACACGAAATGTTATCAAGGGTAGATAAACTTATTGAACTATATAAGGTAGCAGTTATCATCGCACACCACACAGGCAAAGAAAGAGCAGATGATCTGTCGTTCATGTCAGCTAGAGGTGGTAGTGCCTTTGCAGGTTGGATGGATTCAGGCATCAAGCTGTCAGGCAAGAAACCAAACATAACTTTATTCTATGAAGCTCGTAATGCAAGAGAGCCTGAGCAACACTTAGCATACTTTGATTTTGAAAGAGGACACTTCAGAGTGGTAGATGCACAAGACAGTCCAGACGAAGTAGAAATTGCAAGAGTGGTGGCATCGGCTATGAGCAAACAAAAGTTTTACTCAAGAAAAGAACTAGAACTATTAGCAAGACAAGCACTCAAAGAAAACGAACTAGCATCAGGCGAAAGGGCTGCTCGTTATGCAGTCAGCTATGTGCAAAAGTATCTAGGCGAGAGAGTCAAGAGTCACAATGTTCCAGGTAAAAACACATGGTATTACTTAGCAGACAATGAAATGAAAAGGCCTTGGAATGAAGATTGACAAAGCATCTATGGAAGAAGCAGTCAATGATGTTGGTATTGGATTAGTATTATCTTTTCCGATCAGCTATGGTTTGCTTAGGTTGTGTAGCTATCTTGAGGTTAGTCTTGTAGCTACATCTGTAATACAAGTATCAGTGTTTACTTTGGTAGCAGTTGTGAGAAAGTATATGGTAAGAATTTATTATAAGGAGAAAAGATGAAAGTATTAAGTTTATTTGACGGCATGAGTTGTGGGCGTATCGCCCTTGATCAGCTTGGCATACCTGTAGAAAAATATTACGCAAGTGAGATAGATAAGTATGCAATACAAGTAAGTCAAGCAAACTATCCAGACATAATACAGGTGGGTGACGTTTGCGATTTAGACCCAAAAGATTACATGGATGTGGACTTAATACTTTTTGGCTCACCTTGCCAGGGATTCTCATTTGCAGGAAAGCAATTGGCTTTCGATGACCCAAGGAGCAAACTCTTTTTTGAAGCAGTAAGATTGTTAAAGGCAATCAAGCCTAAGTATTTCTTAGCTGAGAATGTCAGAATGAAAAAAGAGTTCTTAGAGATTTTTACAGAACAATTATCAGCTTGTTATGATGCAACAGACGTTGCACCACAGTTTGTTGATTTGGTTGGCAATGTAAGGTTTGAACCAATCTTTATTAACAGTTCGTTGGTATCAGCACAGTCAAGGCAAAGATATTATTGGACTAACATACCTGGAATCAAACAGCCAGAGGATAGAGGCATAGTGTTGAGAGATATATTGGAAACTGAGCCAGAAAACTTTACTAAAATGTCAGATAAGTTTGTCAAAAGAAATGGAGATAAGAATTGCATGATTGATAAAAACAAAGAAAAGGCACACAACTTATCTGCTATGGAATATGTTAAAAATGGTAGGCAAGGTAATTATTTAGCATGTGATGATGAAGGTAAACCAGTGCACAAACCTGTGAAAAAAACAGAACGTAATCGCAGACATCTTAGACAGTTAGATGAAAAGTCTTTGTGTATGACAGCGACTATGTATAAGGGTGCAGGTAATAATGGTATGACCTTAGTTCCACAGAAACCTATCAAACTAGCTAATGAAAAAGGTAATCATTATGGTGGTGGTTTATTTGATACAAAAGGTAAATCTCCTACGTTAAATGGTATAGGAAACGGTGGTGGTGGCACAAATAACATACCTAAAGTGCTTGCAAACAAACCTATCAAAGTAGGCATGGAAACTAAGCCCAAGCAAGTAGGCGTTGCAGTAGATGTTAATGGATATGATTGTCTTAAACGAGTCTATAGTCCAGATGGTAAGTCGCCTACAGTAACAACCTGTCAAGGTGGTAATACAGAGCCAAAGGTGGTTGTTGGGGGTGCTTTACGAGCTAGATCAAAAGACAAAGACGGCAAACATGTTGGTTGGAAAGAAACAAAGCCTGAACAAATGTTAGAACTGCGTAAAGATAATAAGTCAAATGCTGTTTCAACAGTGAGTAAAGATAGCTTGGTGTTTGAGAAGTCGCATCCCCTGAAAGCAAACTATTACAAGTCATCACGTGCTAATTTCGAGAATGATAGGAGTAAGGGTGGTAAGTTTTCAGCTACAGGTGTGCAACAAGAAGACCTAACATGGCGTAAGCTAACACCTTTAGAATGCGAACGCTTGCAGACAGTCCCGGATAATTACACAGATCATGTGAGCAATACTCAAAGATATAAAATGCTTGGCAATGGTTGGACAGTAGAAGTCATCAAACATATCTTTCAAAACATGGAGAGACAATGACTGAGTGGCATGGTGGCAAAGGCAGTCGTGATCGCACAAAAGATCGTGATAAATTTAATGAAAGTTTTGAAAGAATTTTTAACAAAAGAAAGATAGACATAACTAAACTTAAAAATGTTTGGGAAGAAAAATCTACAAAAAAGGAGAGAAAGTGAGGACAAAGAAACGCAAGGGCGATTGGCTAAAAATTATACAAAAACGGCTGTGCAATGCAGAAAAGCCCGATTGCACATGCCCTACGCAAGTGACTGATATAGCGTTGTTTGTTAGTATGTGCGGTTGTGCAGTTGCACATGCCTGCACATACGCACATGCACGCTTGAAACCCCCATTCCTACAGGTATGTGCAGTTGTGCGTATGTGCATCTCTATAGAGAACTATAGAAAGGTGTGTATTAACATACACCTTTACTTAGGAGAGATAGGTTTCTCTAAGAGAAATATAGTGAGAATTTAGACATGGCAGGAAAGAAAAAATTAACAAAAAAACAGGAGAAATTTATCGATCTCATGGTGTATCAAGATTACAACCAAACGAAGTGTGCTCATCTTGCAGGCTATGAAAATCCAGGTGTTGCTGCGACTAGGTTATTGAGTGAGCCAGGTTATGAACATGTGCAAGAAAAGATCAGAGATTTAAAAGCTATTCAAAGGAAGAAGAATGAGATTACTTTTGAGGGCATAGCGAATAAGTTAGCAGAAATAAGAGATGTGTCCTTAGCAGATGGGAGTTATGGGCCTGCGGTTACGGCAGAGATTGCGAGGGCAAAACTTGCAGGGCTTATGGTAGATAGAAAGGAGCTGAAGATACACAAGATAGATAACATGAGCAGAGAGCAGTTAGAAAGTAGATTGCAAGAGTTAGTCTTGCAAAATCAGATCATACTTGGCACGGCTGAGGAAGTTAAAGATGATAAGACTATTGAGGATCAGTCTGATCCAGAATAGCCTTAACTTTATCTTGTGCGTCCCTTAACTTTCGTTCGCAATACTTTGCGACCTTAACACCTTTCTCAAAGTTTTCTACCGATTGTTCAAGTGATATGTCTTCTTGTTCCAAAAGTTTAACTAGCTTTTGCAACTCTGATAATCCTTTTTCAAACGACATTACTTTTCCTGGAACAAGCCATAGACCATAAGTAATACTATGCCTACGACTGCGAATAAACTCATATCCATTATGCTGTCCTCCCTGTAATAAAATCTATAGTTTTGTAGTAAGCTATAGTTAATCTTGCTTTTAAAGTTCTGCTGTTTTCATGATAACAAGCATGACATAATACTTCGTATGGGTGGCAATTAACATTTTCTTCCCAATCATCTCCCTTGCAACAAACCTCTCCCTCCCAGCTTTGTATAAGACCACACTTATCGCAAGAAGTTAGTCCTGTATCTCCTTCATCAAGCCATTCTTTTTGTTCGTTAGTTAGCTTGTGATAATAATTATCATGTATATCATCAAAGCGAACTTCATCTTCTGTAAAAAGTAATTCATTATATTTACTCATTATGCTGTCCTCTGAACTGTATATTTTTTACTGATAGGATCTCTCCAAAAACAGAACTTGCGTTCTTTGAAATTCTTGGTGTAGAAATTCATTCGGTATTTGTAGGCCTCTTTTTTAGTAAGACCTGTTATGGCATCTCCGATCTCCAAGCTGTTTAGTGCTTGGGTAAATGCGTTCCTGTATTTTTTCCTGTCGCTTACAATAGGAACATCTTTAGTTATTTTGTAGTTCATTCTCTCTCCTTTTTTTATCAAATAGTTTTCTTTGTTGTTCATGTTCTTCAACTTGCATCATGTCTATTAAATCTTCTGTCGTGTGCGGACTTGCGATCCTTTGCTTATGGTTAGTGTTAGACCATTCAATTAGTTCGCTATCATCTTTGTATATGATTTGAGTTTTCCAAGGCTTGTCTTTGCTTTTGCGTTCGTGCAGTAGCATCTTGATACCTTTTCTCCATTCCTCTAGGCGAATGAGTTTGCGTTGTTGATCTACTTTATTTTTATATTGTGTCATGTTATCTCCTGTCTATTTCATCTTTAACAATTAAATAAATCATTGTTATTAAAATATATATACCGCTTAAATACATAAGGCCTAAAAAAATATCAGTCATTGTTCAGCTCCTACTATAAATTTATTACAATAATAAAATTCTTTATCAATTTTTTTTATGTATTTAATTTGTTTTTTTGTAAAAATATTATGAAAAGTTAATGGTGTGTCATTTGCTTTTCTTTTTGAGTGTTCAATAATATTTTTTATTTGTGTTTTTTCTTTATTAGTCATCTAACATATCTTCCTCATATTCTTTGCGTTCTTCTTCTGTTAAATTGCTTAACCATAGTTCATGGTATTCATCACTATACTCATCATAGATAGGCACACCCATTCTAAATTGTATGTGTCCGATTATGCTCTCAACATCATTTGCTCCATACCTAGCAAAACTACAGACTTTGTTATCGGTTTCGTAAAAGTGTAGCCAATTATCATTTTGGCGTATGACCTCTCCCCATTTGTTAGATGAGTGTTCGCTTTTCACAAATTCAATATCTGTGCATACTTTTTTCATCTTTTTATAAGATAATTTTCTTTTTGGTTCATAGTATGTTGACATTATTTCACCCCCTTTATTTGTGCAAAGTCATCACAATTAAAACAATATCCATTACGATTTGCGAAGTCTGTTATTGGACTGCCGTTCTGATCGTGCGTAGCCACATTCAAAGACTTACACTCCAGGCAATATGGTTTTTGGTCTTTGCGATACATTTCTTTGTGAAAGTATTTTGCGTTCTCATAGTCCTGTTGTGCGTATGCGACTATGCTATCAAGCATACATTCAATTTTTATTTTTTTATTTAATAGATCAAGTAGCAAATATATTTCTGCTTCGCTATCAAATTTTTCTACCCAAGATTTAAGATCCTCAATGCTAATCATTTGCACACTCCTCTACAGGTTTATTAGATATTTGTATTTGAAACTTCTCTCCTGTAGGGCAATCGTGATGAAAGCAAATAGCTTTGTATAAGTTCTCATCTTTTTTGCCATTTAAAGTTTCTATTTCAAAACTAATATCTGTATTTGGTGTTAATTTTTTCCATATATCTTGTGGGCATTTAAGAATAAATGTTGTTGCTCCCTCTAGTTTTCTCCAAGTAAGGTTTTTTCCTTTAACATATACTTTTCTTCCAATAAATTTTTTAAATGCACAATCTATATCGTATGTAAAGTCTTCGTATTCATTCTCATTTGCATAAGGTGGTAAATTAGCTATTAACATTTTGCTTTCTCCTCATAACCAAAGACTTCATCATTTTTACTTCTAATATCTGCGACCATTTCTTTGAAGTCATACTCTTGTTGCTCTTGTTCTGGAGCAAACTCTCTATCGACTATCTCCCAATCCTCGACAACATAAACTCCGTTATCAAAGTTATTAGTATCAAGTTGTTTATAAGTGCCTACTCCGACAGATAGTGTTCCACCTAATGCGTTTCCTGTTATTTGTGATAGCCTTGCGATTGCATAGCTTGGATCAGATTGACACCTAACCCCATATAATTTTGCGACATGAAGTAAAGGCTCGACTGTATCTCGCCCACCATTCCAATGAAGATATAACGACTGCCAATCTTCTTGTGGTCTGTTATCTTCTTTTATTGTTATTACTGCTCTATTACCCATTTTTAAGTCCCCCTATAAAATAATTAAAGCGATTATTACAAGTGCTAAAGCGATAGGCTTTAACACATACCAATTTATTCTAAACATAAGACTTTGTTTTGCTTGTCGCTTAAAGTCTTGTTTAAATAGTTTCCATTCTTGTTTAAGTTTCATTTCTCCCCCTTAATAAATTCTTTGAATTGACATATTGTCGTTAGTGTATTTTTCATTATCAAAATAATCGTAGTTATCTTGATCTGTAAAAGATAAATGGTCTAATAAATCATTTATGCTTTCAAAGTTTGACCAACCATCTCCTGTGCTTGGACTGTCGTATAAGCCTGTATTTTTATATATGGCATATAAGGTTAATCTAGTGTGAATTTCTACAATATCTCCACCATTCCATTTGCATAAGAATAATGGCTCATTTGTAGTTATAAATCCCTTTTCATTTACTAAACATTTTGTATTCATTTTTCCCCCTTTATTAATTTTGCTTTTTGTAAGTATTCAAAAGATGTTCCAAACCTCATTTCGTATGGATTTTTAATAGTTTCTTTACTAATATCAAAATGCAATTCGTTATTCCATTCTTCTAAATCTTTGAAATGTTTATCTAATTTGACTGCTATAAAATCTTTATCGTGATCTATGTATCTATCTGTTTTAATAGTTCCCTTTAAATTAGATATATCAATTTCATAATTAGTTATTTGTCCATAAGAATTATCTGCAAATTGTATTCTTTGACCATGTTTTAATTTATCTATATTCATTTCTCCCCCTTTATTTGTTCAAGTTCTTCATCTTCATATAAACCCTCACAAGATACACAAACATTTAAATTTGCTTGTTCTTGTATGGCTCTTTCATCTTCTTTCTTGCCACATAATTGACAAGATATTTTTCCGTTCTCCCATGTAGATTTTAATATTTTCATTCTTCCCCCCAAACTTCATCTTCAGGTATTTCAATAGTTTTACCACCATCTAATGCCCATTCAAAAAGTCTGTCGCCTAATAACTCTTTCATTTTTGGCATATCCTCTGCAATAATTTGACACCAAAAATATTCTGTTGTTGTATATCTAATACCACCCATATTGAAATCAGTTCTGTCAAAAGTGACCATACTATAATCTTCAAATGTTTTTACTTTAGTAGATTTTGTATTCATTTTTTCCCCTTAATAAGTGTTTCTAGTTTTTTAGTTAATGCTTTCATTTTTGGAACACCATTTTCTAAACAAGTTTGTTCTATTGCAAACCCCTCATTTTCAATTAAGGTTATAGTTCCAACTGTTTTATTTAATGTAGATATATTTATTTCAGATATTTTATTTATAGTTTGTTTAGAACAATGGCCATAATATAAGTAAAAAGAACAAAGATCATTTTCGTTTCTTGGCAAATCTGTATTTGCATAATCATCACAATTATTTATTAGCCACTCCAAATTAAATTTATCTTGATCTAAAATATTTACTTTGTAAGAAAAATGTTCACACCCACCACCTGTATATGAAAAATCAAGTTTGTATTTCTTTAACATTTCTGCTTGTTCGTTTGTGATGTCGTGAATTGCAATAATGGTTTCTAGTTTTTTGTTATTCATTTTTCTCTCTTGCTAGTTTTTCTAATTTTTCAATTAATATATCAGCACTAGAAGTTTCTTTTAAAGTTTCCCATTCTTCACTTGCTACAATGTTTTTGAGTGTGTCTTTAATATCTTCTAGTAATTGTTTGTCTATACTCATTTTTCCCCCTATTCCTGTTTGTTAATATAATCTTCTATGTGATCAAGAGTTTCATCAGGTGTTGCTTTGTGCCAATAAATCCTAGACTGTTTCCATTCTTCAACTGACATAATATCTTCACAATAATTAAACATTTTGTTGACTAAATAACAGTCATCTTTTCCACCACACCACCAATCATGATATTGTTGTTCGCTTTGTTCTTCTGATAAATTTCTAGTATCAACAATTTTTATTATTGATCTAATATTTTTTCTTGCTATGCTTTTATTACTACTCATTTTTCCCCCTTATCCTAATTCTTCATCGTTCCATTCAAAATTCCAACCAAGTTCAAGACATAATCTTTTATATACTCTTCTACCACTTGACCCCATTCTTTGATATTCCCAACCTAATTGGTCAACCATAGTAGAAACTTTTTCATTATCTCCAACTTGATCCCAACATAAAAAGCCACCAAAATAATACAGTTCTTTTTTACCATATTTTTTTGTTGGTTTAATGCTTTCTAACTCGTTTAAGAAATCAGCATCTTCTTTTGTGTATGGTTTTCCTTTGTAAGTTTCATCTAGTAAAGATTTTTCTAGTGCTATAAAACTATCTCTTGTTGGCTTGTCAAAGTATGGATTACACCAACCATTCCAATACCTATTATTTGGATCATACCAACCATTAAATATAGGAAAATCCTCATATTCAGTAAATGTAAATCTTGCTTTTCTTAATTTCATTTCTCCCCCTTAATTAAAAAAATATTTACCATTATTTTTATAAATACTGTCTGATATAGATTTATATTTAATAATGTCTTGTTCTTCACATATCCAACATAAAGAAAGTTTTACTAAATCATCTTTTGGATAATCTAATTGTTCTTGGATATATTCGATTATGGTTTCTTCACTTTGTAAGTTTTGCTCTTTTAGATGAGTAGTAAAGAAATCTTGTGGAAAGTTATTAAATGTAGCAATAACTTCTAACTGTATTAATTTATCTGTATTCATTTTTCCCCCTTAAAATTAAAACCACAAATAAAACCTAACATTTCATGCTTGTTATTAAATGTTTTTATGTGTGTTTCTCCACCACTTGACAGCCTAGCGTTAATACTTGCTCCATAATGTGTGGAATAAACTATAGATACGCTTTCAATGTCTTTTGCTTTATGATTATAGAAACCATTTTCTAAAATGTAATTTGTAAATTTATGACATTGATCAGCATAATAATATTTATTATTACCTGTTAACCTCATATCAACATTTTGTTTATTTCGTTTAAACTCTAACTCATTACGAGTTTGTATTTCTGTTAATGTTTTTGTATTCATATTCGTTCTCCTTTAAATTTGATACAAGATAATTATAACACTATTTTAGACACAAGTTCAACAAATAATAGACAATATTTAATGATAAACACAGATAAAACAAACACTCAATAAACACTCTTTTATTGTCTCGCCCACCCTCAAACGCCCACAATCAAAAACTTTCAGACCATAAAATGTTCGGATTTTGCGACCTTTCGCATTTTTTTTTGATCAAAACAAGCACGAGAGTTAATCAAAATCCCAAACTTGCGACCTTTTGCGTTCTAAAAATAATGTGCGAGCCGTTGCATTTAAAAAATATATAGAATATTGCGACCTTACGGAATGTGCGTTCCTACTCGTAGATAAAAAGTAGATAAAAAACCCAGATCAATAAACTCTAGGCATAAAAAAAGGGAGCTTTGCAACTCCCTTTAGTGTATCTAAGTTTGGAGAACTTAACATCTATAGATATATAGATGACCGAATGATACCTTTTCG